AGATCCTCGCGAAGCGTCTGCGCCCACTGCAGCCACAGTTCGTATCGATCGTGCACCGCGGGGCGGCGCGCAAGGTCTGGAAGGTTCTGAAAAGCGAGAACGGGGAGGGGTCCGAGATGGAGCAACAGGCAGGAGACGACCGGATGCTCGGGCGGCTGGTGGCGCGCAAGGCGTCGATCGAGCGGCTCATCACGGATCTGCGGGGCAGCGGCACGCCGACGTTCGAGGCGACCCTGGCCCAAAAGGGCACCACGGCGGCTGCGGTGCATTCGCTCGTCTTCGACGGCACCTACACCGATGCCCAGGCCCGCGCCTGGACCGAGGCGCGCGGGCTGGTCGTGCAGAAGATCGACGGACTCGATGCAGGCTGGCAGGTGCGGGTGCATCCGAGCGAGCCGGGGGACGCCGAGTTCGCCCCCGTGGCGATCGGGACGGGCGTCTCGGCGATATGCTTTGCGACGCCCCCGGAGGTGGCCCAGAAAACCGACCCCCTGGGTGTGCTCGACTCAGTACGTACGGCTTTGGTAGCGTCAATCCAATCGAACACGTTCACGGCCGCGCTGGCGCAGAAGATGCTCCACGAAGCCGGGGACACCATCGCTGCAAGTGGCGGCGGGGCGGATGAGGGGGCAGCAATGACGATCGAGGAACTGGCGAAGAAGGTCGACGACCTCGTGGCGTCCGTGACGCCGCTCTCGGCCCAGGTGACGGAGCTGGCCACCAAGATGGACGGCAAGCCGTGGGAGAAGGCGCCGGCCGCGGCGGCAGACGCCGAGACACCCAAGGACGAAGCCGATCCGTGCGACGAGGCCGACAAGGCCAAGAAGGCCGAAGAGGCCACGGTCGCGCGCAAGGCGGAACTCGACGCGAGTCTCGCCCCGGTGCTCGCGGCGCTCGACACGGTGCAGAAGAGCCTCGAAGGGCGTCTCGACAAGCTCGAAGGCCGGGTGCCGGCCCGACGCGGGATCGTCCCGGAAGAGCGGCGCGTCCTCGAAGAGGGTATCGCGCGCAAGACCGACACGACATTCGACTCGGCGTTCCCCTGGGGACGACGTTCGGCGCAGGCGTAAGACCACAGTACGGCCCGGTTCAGTCAACGGGGCAGCGGAAGAGGCGAGGAGGCGGGGGACATGACGAACGCGGAAATACTGGCGGTCCAGAAGGCCGACACAGCGCTGGCCGATCTCTCAGGCGGCAGCAACGGCGGGTTACTCAACACCGAGCAGTCGAACATCTTCTTCAGGAAGATCATCGACCAGCCCACGATCGTGAACGAGGCGCGGACAGTATCCATGTCCTCACCGAAGCGCGAGATCAACAAGGTCGGCTTCGGGACGCGCATCTTGCGCACCGGCTTCGAGTCGGCGCGTGATCCGCGTAACCTCGTCGTGGCTGATCGTGCCAAGCCCACCACGGGCAAGGTCACGCTCGACACGAAGGAGTTCCTCGCCGAAGTCCGGCTCCCGTACGAAGTCCTGGAGGACAACGTTGAGCGGCAGAACTTCTCCGACACCGTGATGGAACTCATCGCGGAGCGCGTGGCGCTCGACATCGAAGAGCTGGTGCTGCTCGGCGACACCAACACCGTGGGCGACGTGTATCTCGCGTCTCTCGACGGCGTGCTCAAGAACGTCGCCACGAACGGCGCGACCGTGAACGCGAACGGGGCCTCGATCTCGAAGACCCTCTTCCGCGATTCCAACAAGGCGATGCCGGATCGCTTCCTACGCCAGAAGCAAAGCATGAGGTTCTACACGAGCGTAGACAACGAAACCCAGTACCGTGACACGCTGGCCGATCGCCAGACGGGCCTGGGCGACTCGCTCATCACGGGCATGGCTCCGGTGTACGCCTTCGGGACTCCGGTGGCCCCGGTCGCGCTCATGCCGTCAGACCAGATTCTCTTCCTCGACCCCAAGAACATCCTCGTCGGGTTCCACCGCGAGGTGATGGTCGAGACGGACAAGATCATCCAGGAGCGCGTCTACCTCATCGTCGTCACGCTCCGCATGGACGTGAAGATCGAGGAGTCCGAAGCCACGGTGCTCGTACAGAACGTCGCCGCAGTCTAAGTCGCGCGGCGCGGAGGAGTGGAGCCAGTCATGGGAAAAGCAGTGTTGGTGAACGGCGGCGAACGCTACGTCCTCAATGGGCGCTTGTTTCGCCGCGGGGTCGAGATGGATGTCAGCGACGCAGAGGCCACCATTCTGGGGGCCGATACGGTGCTCGACAAGCGCGGGAATCTCGTGCGGCGATTTCGGATCAGCGGACTGGCCGAGCTGGTACGTGCCGCCGCGCCGAGTGCGCTCGACGTGGACGAGAATCCCGATCTCATCGTGCGCATCGCGAGCGAGATCGAACAGAGTGGGGGCCTCAACCCGAGTGACGATAGCGGGCGCGGGGACATGACCGGACAGGACCTCGGGGCCTAAGCCCCGTAAGCGAAGGGGGACAACATGGCGGATGGATTGCGGGCACTGCCCGTACTGAAGGGCGGAGCGGGCACTGTAGACGGGACGCTCGCCGCTGTGCTGAACCAGTTGCAGGGGCTTGCGCTGAAGAGCGCCAGCTTCTCACCAGGGATCACGGCCAACTCGACTGTCGGCACGGTCGCCGTCAGTGACGCCACGTCCACGACGTTGCGGATCGATGCGCGGCTTCCAGGGTCGCACGGGGCGAAGATTCGTTTCACCGTGACGCGCTCGGCGGCGGACGCGAACCTCTTCGACCTGGACGTGTTCTTCCCGGACATGAACGCCACGGCAGCCACGATCACGGCGCAGTCCGCGGCGGGCTACGAGGAAGTCCGGGTCGCCGGCACGAAGTACAAGAAGGGCGCGGGTCCCTTCATGCTGGAGAACACGGGCGGCGGCCTACCGGGCGGCCTGAGCGCCGGCTCGCCGTACTGGCTGGGCGTCGGTGCCAGCAACGTCGCGGCCTCGTATCGCGTCCACCTGACGAAGGCGGATGCGGTGGCGGGCACGTCATACGTGCTGCTCTCATCGGACGGCACGGGCACGAACAAGCTGCGCCCCATGATCTACGAGCACTTCCGGGGCTCCATGATCGACACGCGACCCGACTTCATCGAGGATCTCGTCAACGTCGGATTCGCGGGGCAGCCGGCCTCCGAGTTGATCCGGGTCACCGACCTGGATTCGCTCGTGGCGGACACCCGCCCGGTCAGTAACGCGACTCCGATCGCGCTCAGCGGTGTCCTGGGGGGCGAGTGCGCCCTCGCGGGGGTCAAGCGACGGGATCACATCGTGGGCGTCATCAACCTCACCACGGGTGTCGCGCTGGGGTCCAGCGACGTCATCGCGGTGGATACGGACACAGTCGTCGTCAAGCTGACCGGCTTCGCGACGAACGACAAGCTCGTGTTTGCGGTCGCCCCTCGCTAGCAATAGCCACGGGCGCCCGGTGGTGGGCAATGCGGACAGTGGAACGGGGAGCCTGGGCAAACAGGGCTCCCCGTTGTTTTTGGGGGACTAGATGGGAATCAGCGCTGGGGCTTTGACATCGACCGCGAGTTTTCGCGATTGGGCGCCCATCGACCAGGGGCGCGCGCTGGGCGACCTACAGACGCTCGTCGAGGAGGCCATCAACGCCGCCTCGAACCGCATCGAGACGGCCTGCCGGCGGACATTCAAGCAGGCCACGCACACGGCCGAGGTCTACAGCGGCACGGGCTCGTCGCTCCTGCGGCTGCGGCAGGCGCCGATCACCAGCGTGACGGCCGTGGCGATCGGGGGGTCCGACCTCGCGACGGACAGCTACGAGATTTCCCCGTCCGCCACCGCGCTCGTCTACCTGGGTGGATCGCTCGACGATCTCGCGACGAGTGCCCTCGTCTGGCCGGCGGGACGCCGCAACATCACCGTCAGCTACGTCGCGGGCTATGTGACCACGCCGATCGAGGTGGACATCGCGTGCCGCATGCTGGCGCTGCGCATCATCGAGTCGAAGAGCCCGCGGTCGGAAGAGAAGGCCCGCAACGACGACACGGACGCGCTGACGGGGCTCCCGAAGGATGTCTGGGACCTGATTCGCGGGTACAAGTTCTCGGAAGTCAGCGGCGTGCTGACCTCATCGGCGGCGTGAGCCATGGCGGGAGTCGCAGTCGGCCTGCGCATTCGCGGCGGGCCCGCACTGAATGCCCGGCTCCTGCGCATCGAGCGCGGCATCAGCGCCGAGATCCGCGAGGTCATGCTCACGACGTTAGAGCAGGCGCATACGTGGATGATCGAGAACGCGCTCACCGGTGGCACGACGCCCACGCGCCTGAAGATGCGGACGGGCAACTTGATCGGCTCCCTGCGCGTGCGGGTCGCGAGCGAGCCGGGCGGGGTGATCCGGGGGGAGCTGACGCAGGACCAGCGCTACCGTTCGGCGCGGTATCTGCCGGTGCACGAATTCGGGGCAGGCGGGTCGGGGCAGTTTCCGGCGATCCGGGCAACACGGACGAAGTTCCTGGCCATTCCGCTCAACCCCGAGGCGGAGTCCTACCAATCGCCGCGTGATTTCCCGGAAAAACTCTGGTTCCTCCCGAAGCCTGACAAGCAGGGCAGGGAGGCTGGATTTTGGATGACCGGGACAGGGAAGCACATTACCCCCATGTGGCGGCTACTCCAGTCGGTGACGATACCTGCTCGCCATCCGTTCGGCAGAACCGCGAAAATCTATCTGCCGATCCTGTGGAATCGAGTCACGCGCGCACTTGAGCGGCTTGTTATCAACTCGAAGTCGGGCTAGGAACGCCGCAGTGGTGGTGGCGGTGGTGGTGAATGGCGGCTGAGACGATCCGCGAGCTGATCGAGGTGAACGTCGCGGACTCGCTCACGGTCATCCGTCGTGGTGCGGGGTTCTCCGTGGACTTGAACACGATCTGCCCGTGGAAAACGAGCGAGTTCAATCCGCTCGAACTCGCGGCTGCCGCGGTCTACTTCACGGATGATTACATGGCTCCAGAGCGGCGCTCCCTGCCGTTCGAGTACCGCTACGCAGGAGCCACGGTGGAGTTGTGGGACGCGCGCCCGCTGCGCGATGAGGACATCCGCCCGAAGCTGAACGGCATGATGGGCGACGTCTACAAGGCGCTCATGGCGGACCCGACCCGCGGGGGCCGCGCGCTCGACACCGAGTACGGCAACGTCGGGACCATGATCTTCAAGACGCAGATCGCCGTGCAGGTGGCGTTCCTCATTAAATATCGCTTCCTCTACAAAGATCCGACAGGGCCGACACAGTGAGGGGCCACGATGACGCTACCTGACCTCCTGGCGCGCACATGGACGAACTGGCTTGCGCTTCCCGAGGGCTTCGACGGACGCCTGCTCGGAGAGGACATGCAGGGGACCGACCGCGCGGATTTCCGCTGGCTCGACTCCGCCCCCACCTACTACGGATGGTACTACGCGTTAGCGCACGCGTTACGCCCGACGCATATCGCCGAGATTGGCGTGCGGTATGGCTACAGCCTCAAGGCCATGGTGGAGGGATCGCGTGCGGCGCCGAACGGCGCGCACGAACGCCTCGTCGTCAAGGGGTGGGATAACGAGAGCTATGTGCCCGGATGCCTGGAGGTCGTGCGGCGCATGATGGCGCGGCTCCAGGTGGACGCGATGCTGTACTCCCTCAATACGCAGGGCATGGATCGCTTGCCGGCGAAAAATGTCGATCTCTTTCACGTCGATGGTGACCACGGCCCGGTGGCCTTCCTGCATGACATGGCGCTCGCGCGTCAGTGCATGGCGCCGGGTGGGTGGATCATCGGGGACGACATTCAAGCCTGTGGACTGGAGGGAGGG